CTGGCAACATTTCACAAACAACTGTTGCGGCAGTGGCCATAACATATCCCGGGCCAGCTGGTAGCAACGCACATGCGCCTTCTACTCCTGTTCCTGGGGTTATGTCAGTGCTTGCGGCAACTGTTGCTACTAAATTTGGGCCTGGCATTTTAAGTAATTATTCCACTCTTGGCTGGCTGAATACCTGTTGTAGTACGGATATAGTGATTTTCGATATCCTGTATTACAGGACCGTGCATAATAATATGCTCAGATTTCAGCGTTACATTAGTATTTATATCCGCAGAAATCATGCTTTGCATGAGTCCTAAACCTTGCGGGCTAGGAATAACAGTACAAGGACGATTTACTAAAAATCCGTCGCTTAGTGTTTCTACAATTTTAGCAACAATTTCGTCGCCTGTAACAGTCTTGAAGACTACAACGTCACCTGCTTGGTAACCTTTTTGAATTAACATAATTTTCCTTAATTGATATTATTGCAAAGCCTGGAAGAATTCATCAGACTGTTTCTTCAAGCCTTGGAATCCACCCTCTACTAATAATTTACCATCTTGATAGATCTGCGGAACAGTTCTATGTCCTTCTCCTACAATAAACTCACGTGCTTCTGTGCTTTCATCTAATATTACTACTTCGAAGTCAACACCCCTTAGTTGTAGTAGACTTTTTGCTTGAACGCAAAAAGGGCAGTTGTTCTTTGAGTATACTGTGATCATAAACTAAATCCTTTAAATGTGTTGTTATCAACATCTTGTTTTGTACCACCAATTACATAAGTGGTTATTTCGGTCTCTTGAGGTGCTACTTGTACATCTGATCCTGCTATCCATTTTTGTGTCCATGGTAGAGGATTGCTTGAGCCTGGTTTCATGCCGCAGTCTAATCCGACCGCTGTCATACGTTTACAGGTTAACCAATCAATGTATTGACTTAACAATACTTCATTAAGTCCAATCATTGATCCATCTTTGAACAGGTACTTGGCCCAGGCTTTTTCTTGTGCGGCCGCTGCCAGAAACATTGTTTCGCACTCTTGCTTGGTTTCAATTTTTAGTAAAGCATAGTCTGGGTCATCTGTAGGCAAAATTTTGAGTAGGGTTTGCGTGGATCCTAAGTGGATATTTTCATCCCGGGCTATGAGTTTAATAATTTTAGCATTACCTTCCATTTTCTTTAATTCTGCAAATGCCCATGAGCAAGCAAAACTAACATAGAAGCGAATGCCTTCTAATGCGTTTACTGAATTTAATGCCAACCACAACTTCTTTTTAAGTTGATACATGTCAACTTCAATCTTCTTACCGTTAACTGTATGTGTACCTACGCCAAGCATACGATACCATGTACCATATTCAATTAGATCATCGTAGTACTTGCTAATATCTCGAGCACAGGCAAGAATTTCTTCTACATCCATTAACTCATCAAATATAGCACTTGGATCGCTATAGACATTACGAATAATATGTGTGTAACTACGACTATGAATGGTTTCGTTAAATGCCCAAGTCTCAATCCATGTTTCTAATTCAGGAATGGTGGCGAGAGGTAGAAAGGCTAGGTTAGGACTTCGTCCTTGCACTGAGTCTAATAGAATCTGACGTTTTAAATTGCTAGTAAAGATATGCTTTTCAAAGTCTGTTAGTTCTTTAAAGTCTTTTGCATCACGTAACACATCAACTTCTTCCGGACGCCAAAAGAATCCCAACTGCTTGTCCGTTAGTTTGTCAAATTGACGATACTTTAGTACGTCATACCGCTGAATTGCTGGTGTTCCGTTGGTGTCTAGAAAAGCCAATGATTTAGTATGGTCTGTTTTCTTAATATTAAATACGCTCATTTGTCTTTTCCTTAAATTACACAACTATCACAATCCATTTCGTCGTTATTAGTAACGGCTAATGGAGTACTTAATTTATCAATATCAATCTCACCTTGCTGGTCATTGGTATTAAAATAATACAACTGCTTAGTACCATACTTGTAGCACAATAACAGGTGCTGTAACATCTCGCTCATTGGGATTTTTTCATCCGCATAGAAACGTGGGTTATAACTTGTATTAATCGAAATACCTTGGTCAATGTACTTTTGTAATACAGCACAAATCTTTAGATAACCCTCTGGTGATTTTTGATCCCAGAGTAACTCGTATTTGTTCTTCAGGCGGCGGAACTCGGGGACTACCTGACGTAGCTGTCCGTGTTTACTACCTTTGATACTTACATAATTGCGAGGGGGCTCAATACCGTTTGTGGCGTTTGAAATTTGTGCTGATGTTTCTGCCGGCATTAGGGCCATGAGGGTCGCATTACGCTGACCAGTAGATTTAATTTGATCGCGAAGTTCTGTCCAAGGCATACGTTCTTGGTGTGGTACTAATTCATCAATCTCTGCCTTGCGTGTATCAATAGGCAGTCGTCCGTCTGCTGATTTTAAATCTTTCCAACGCAGGCAAGGACCTTGTTCAACAGCGAGATCTGCTGAAGCTTTGAGCAAGTAATAACTCCAAGCTTCAGCATACTCGTCTACTAGTGCTAGTGCTTTTGGATCTGAATAACTTACATCGTTCTTTGCCAAGAAATAAGCAAAGTTAATAATACCCACGCCTAGTGGTCTAAATTCTTCAGTTGCTAGTTCGGCTGCTCTTACAGGGTAATTCTGATATGTTAATAGTGCGTCTAAACCACGTACTGCTAGGCGGCACATCTTTTCAAAGTCATGTGGGCTTTTTACATTGCCCCAATTGATCGCACTTAAGGTACATAGTGCGATCCTACCATCCTCGTCGTTGACATCTTTCAATGGCACGGTGGGTAAGTCAATCTCACAACAAAGATTACTCATTTTTACAGGAGCAATCTCTTCCTTGAATGGACTATGCGTATTAGCATGATCCACGTTCTGTAAATAAATGCGTCCAGTGTCTTTACGTTCACTCATAAAGGCGCTGAATAAATCACCTGCTTTTACTACCTTCTTGCGTAACTTGGTATTGCGTTCTGCACGTTCATAAAGTTCTTTAAAACGCTCTTGGTCATTAAAGAAAGCTTCGTACATTTCCGGTACATCGTGGGGGCTAAACAAGGTAATATTGCCACCTTGAATGAGTCTTTTGTACATTAATTTGTTGAATTGGACACCGTAATCCATGTGACGTATACGATTATCCTCTGTACCTTTGTTATTCTTCAATACAATGAGGTCTTCAATTTCATAATGCCAGAGCGGAAAATACAACGTGGCGGCACCATTGCGTACACCGCCTTGTGAGCATGAACGTGTAGCTGTTTGGAAATGCTTATAAAAAGGAATTACACCAGTGTGATAGGCGTCGCCGTTACGAATTGGGCTACCCAAGGCACGGATGCGACCTGCGCCGATACCGATACCTGCTTTCTGGGATACGTACTTGACAATACTACTAGCAGTAGCGTTAATGCTGTCAAGACTATCGTCTGTTTCAATGAGAACACAGGAACTAAATTGTTTCTGAGGAGTGCGTACACCAGCCATGACAGGGGTAGGAAGGCTAATGTCTCCAAGACTAATTGCATCATAATAATCCTTTACCCACCGCAAACGAGTATCGGCCGGGTACGATTGAAATAACGTGGCCGCAATTAAGATATAGGCCATTTGTGGAGTTTCGAAGATTTCGCCTGTGACACGATTTTGAACCAGGTACTTGCCACGCCATTGTTCCATGGCAACGTAAGTAAAGTTCTCATCACGGTCATGATGAATATATGTATCCAACGTATTCCACTCATCTTGTGAATACGCTTCTAGTAGACCGCGGTCATAAAAACCACTGGCTACGTTTTTATTAACTAGATCTAATAGCGAGCACGGATCATAGCTGTTATAAACTTGTTTACGCAGATGGTAGTTGATTAAACGACCTGCTACGTATTGATAATTTGGTGTTTCTTCGTTGATTAAATCTGCGGCGCTCTTGATAAGAGTTTCTTGAATATCCGCTGTCTTGATGCCATTATAAAACTGTATGTGGCTTTTTATTTCTACTTCGCTTGCGCTGACTCCGGTAATGCCTTCTGTGGCCCAAAATACTACCTTGTGCAACTTTTCTAAATCGAGGACCTCTGTGTGTCCTTCTCGTTTTGTAACTTTAATTGATGTCATTGATTTCTCTTAATAATTATCTAATTGTAACTCTTTACGGTACTGCTTTGTTAATGCTAATGTTTTATCGATCTGTTTGGTATTTACTACCGCTCCATCAATCATATTAAGTATATATTTTCCCTGGTTAACACAAGCTAAATTATACACATGATTATTTCTGGTGTCAGTATATTGCTGAAATACAATATCAAGATCCGTTCTATGCGTTGTTAATGTAACAGTATACACTATCCCAAGACATTTTGCAACATCACAATAGGTATTTTCCATAATTAATGTCCAGGGATCTGGCCATCTAGATGGATCGTCTGGATCCAGATAATACGGAGTAAAAGGAGCCCTTGCCCAATACTCTGCTGTTTGAGCTAGTGCTTGTTCTAATGGTATTAAATCTAACGTCGATCGAAATTCACGCCACGACCTCAGTCGGTCCTCTGGCTTTTGTTGAAACATGTTGTACTTATATAAATTGTGTCTGGTTGTATTTTATAGTGATCGGAGTTGTGGTCGAGCAGATGACATTGCCATTGGCATGAGCAAAAAGGTTAGCGGTCAATGAACTACTATACGTAGTTGGTTCAACAAATTCATCATCAAACTTTACATTACCTACGGTACCCATGCTATTGTATTTTAATTCGCCAATGCGATAAACAGTACTTGCTGAATTATTCATTTGATATTTAAATACGCCTGCACCAGCGGCAAATACGTTGCCAATCGATGCTACTGAGTTACTTGATATACTCACATTGGTTGTATCAAAATAACGTGCTCTAGTAACAATACCGGTTACAGCCGGGTCAATGTACATTGACTTAGTAGCGTATCCTGAGAAAGAACTGTTATTAAGTTTAATGTCTGACGTTGCACCAGTTAAACTTAGTCCATAATTTCCACCAATGAATTTTACATCGTTAAATGTAACATCTGTAGATTTATTAACTAGTACTGTTGGGGCTATTATGCTGGCTGTAGCAACTGACAAATCTCTAATAGAAATTCCAGACGGCAGGGTTGCACCATTAGTACCCATGTTGGTACTAAGTTGGAATAAACTATCGCAAAAAGAAAATGCTGTGCCAGCGGTGGCTGAAATATATGTGTTGTTTTTACCATCGCCTGCCAATGTACAATTAGGTGGGATTAGTAAAGGACTTGAAATTTTGTAAGTGCCTGCGGGAATTTTAATAGTACGCTGAACATTGCGATATGTACCATTTAAACTGCTTACATAAATTTGTTGTATGGCACGGTTGAGTGCGGCTGTGTCGTCTGTTGTGCCGTTAGCTACTGTACCAAAGTCACGTACACTAACGCTGTCATCTAATACACTTCGTAAACTACGAGTAACAGGTGCTAGAATTGTTGCGCCAGTTTGACTGGTGTAACCGGCATCGGTTCCTGCAAATGTATAACTAGAAACAAATCCTAAGAAATCGCTATGTTCAGTTAGAATTTCTGTGTGCCCAATTGCTGGTGCACCTTCTGCTGTTGTGCCATTGCCAATGAATAATCTGCGTTGATCTAGGCTCCAGCCCATTTCTCCGCCGGTGAGCGTAGTGGCGGCAAGATCTTGCTGTAGGCCTCTACGAACTTGAATTTGACTGATTTGTACTATTGCCATTTACATTAATCCTGAAATATAATGTATTTATGAAGTTTGATAGTACTGTTCTACTCGTTTATTCCATTGGGTGCAATAGTGCTCAAACTCGTGTCCTTCAAGAATAAACTCTTGATAAACAGGGGTGTCAAAAACGCCAGGACTGAGCTCTTTTGGCTGTTGGCACATAAGAATTACACCTTTTTTGATGTCTGTTCCGTGCATACTATTGTGTGCCTGTGCATAGGCCGCCAACTGTATAAAATAGTCACCAATATACTCACGTTTTTTAAGTTTATTAGTTTGCTTGTAATCCATTATACATGCTTCGCTATCGTGTACGCCTACGCTATCTGTAGTGCCAGCATATAAACCACTATAGTAAACAGGAACTTCAACTCCCCATACTTCGTTTACTTTCTGGAATCCTTCTAGAATTACTTGGGCGGCCATAAACCAACTTGGCTGTGCAAAGGGATTACCTGGGAGTTCTTTCATTTCGCCGGTTAGAACATAGTGCTCTAGATAGCTGTGCATACGTGTTCCGCGGTTAGCGGCTTCCGTAGTAATCTGTTGGGCTCGCACTTCGCCAACATTCTTGCGCCATTGTGCTAATGCATCTCGAGATTCTTTACTTTTAGTTTTATCTAGGATTGTTGTAACACTAGGAACTTTGCTACCATCTGGAAGACAATAGTGTCTCTTCCCATCAATCGTTTCTCTATTAATGGGTTCATAATTGTATTTTTGTATAAGCATTATATTCTAAATGATTCGCCACATCCACAACGATCACGTTCGTTGGGGTTACTAAATTCAAAGCCTTCGTTTAGGCCTTGTCTTACATAATCAACTTCCATACCATCTAGATATAAATTATCTTTAACATCTACTAGTATAACAAAGTCTTGTTGGGCATAGTTAATAGTACCAGGATCACCGGTGTATTCGTCAACATACTCTAACACATACGCCATGCCACTACATCCTGTGGTGCGAACGCCCAGCCTTATACCAACACCTTTGCCACGACGGGCCAAGTTGTCAATAATTTTTTTAGACGCTGTGTTTGTTACGGTAATCATTTACAGCCGCTTTAATTGCATCTTCGGCCAAGATGCTACAATGGATCTTAACTGGCGGAAGGGCGAGTTCTTCTGCAATTTCCGAATTTTTAATAGAGGCTGCGGCGTCAAGTGTTTTGCCTTTGACCCATTCTGTAACCAAAGAGCTCGACGCAATCGCCGAGCCGCAACCATACGTTTTAAATTTAGCATCTGTGATGATCCCATCTTCAACCTTTATTTGTAGTTTCATTACATCACCACACGCAGGAGCACCAACCATGCCGGTGCCCACATTATCGTCTTCTTTAGAAAACGATCCCACGTTGCGTGGATTTTCATAATGATCAATTACTTTATCTGAATAAGCCATAACTATGTTCCTTACGCTATTATAGCGTATTAATCACAGTATGTCAATGGGAGTTTTTGGATTAAGCACCGGCGGCACGTTTGGCCATTTGGCTAACGACTTTACCGGAATCTTTTGGACTGCCACCAGCACCTGCGCCGCCACCATCTACGGTAGACTGTACTTGTGTCTCTGGTGTTACAAAGTAGACATAATTTACACCAGTTTTTTCGTCTGGTTCAATTTTTTCTACTACATCTTTAAATTGTCCAGATTTGATTGCGTCATTTAAATCTGTCCAACGGAAAGAGTTGTCGCCACGTTGTGCGTTGACCATGGCAACTACCTTGGCGGCTTCTTCTCTTGGTATTGCGTGTGTAAATGCCAACTGACTTTGCGTGGTTGCAAGAGCATTCATAATGTCATTGTAACCGTGGGCGTCAGCTTTATCGTTATGATTGGGTTCAGCACCCAGGTCGGGTCCTTGTGTAGGAGGTTGACCTAAATCTTCACGAATGATTTCAGTAATACGCATATTAACGACGTTCGCGACCTAGTTCTTCTTCACCGCCAACTGCGGCATCGGTAGCATCAAATCCATCAGTTTCTGGAGGAGCACCTAAGTCACTATCCATATCGCTTTCAGGAGCACCACCCATTGCATCAGGAGCACCACCCATTGCATCAGGAGCACCACCCAAGTTCATATCTGTAGCTGGTGGCTGTTCACCACTTAGTACTCGAACTGATGTGTCGCTTGTTTCACGTGCTTGACTCAATGCTGTGTATAGTTCTGCTAGTGTTGGACTAATAGCACCTTTAAATGCTTCTGCCTGTTCGCTACCAATTTGGTCACGAATAGTATCAATTAGTGCAGGAACTTGTTCGTTCTGTACTTTGCTGATTTTTTCTAGCATGTCTTGAATACTGTCAACAATGTCTTTAGCGGCTAGAACAGCTTCGCTACGACCCATTTCAGATTCAAACAAACCTTGTTCAGAGCCCATCCATTTGTCTAGGCCTTCTTTAACAAGCATAAGTTCCATATACTTGCCATTCTTTTCAGCGGTGTGTGCGCCAAAGGATTTTTTAATTTGTGTGATGTTCTCACCAAGAGCTTTACTCAAGCGTTGCGCTTTAGCGTAAGTTAAGTTATCATAGTCAATGGTAAAACCAAAGCGGCTTTCCATAACTTTGTTAATCTTTTGTGGTGTTACTTCGGTTCGCATTTCAGAAAGTCTCATGATGTATTATTCCCATATCTTGTAGTATTTAGCAGTTCTTTGTAATTTTGATATTTTATCCCGGGCAAGATTTAGCCTAGATTCAGCTATCTCCAACCTAGGCATCCTAGTATCAACTGTTACATAGTCCTGGCGCTGTCTTGCTTTTTCTACAGTATTACGCAATGACAACATGTCTGTATAACACTTATTTATTTCCTTATCGCACATAAGGATTTCGTCTGCGTTAAACAATCTATTCTTGATAGTGTAAATTGTGTATAGTATAGCACTAATTTTGGTATCAAATCGATGTACAAAATCACCAGTGGGATTTGTTACATCACAAGTTTTATTTGGATAAACTTTTAAACTATAAAGCCCAATACGATACCCATTTTTTACAGGTATACATAACGGGCTTGTACGTTCTTGCTGAATCTTACCTAACTCACGATTAGTCCACTGTTTAATGTAGTCCGTTGCGGCGTTAGATATTGCTCTTACTTCTTTGGGTTCCAGATTATTGGATTTTTTTCGTGTATGTGATTTGGCCATTTTCATTACGGCGCAACAGGATGTCCTGCTGTGTTAATTGATTTGCAATTACTTGCTCTCGTTCATCGAGTTTATTCTTTACTATACTTGGCTCATGTTGAAAGCGGCCAAGTAGATCGGCTTGTTCGTTTGTTATAGCAACTTGTATGTTGTTTAGTAATTCTACTATTTTCATCTGGTCGCTAAGTGTACCACTACGCCCAATACTGCTGTTAACAATGCTACAAATATTGATGTGCCAATGGTAATAATAGTTTTGTTACTTTCTCCGCCATTTTTAGTTAGGCTATCTTTGATGTCAACAATGTGACCTTCTAGTTTATCCATACGATTGTCTAGGTTGTTTAATTTTGTTTCCAAGTTAGAGTATCTTTCCGCGCAAAGTTCTACGTGAGCTTCAAGACTCTTCTTTTCTATATCTGTTGTATTGGACATCTATCCAGTCGCTTTCATATTAGCGATGCATTGTTGTTGAGCCTGTGTGTGCCTTGATATGAGCCTTAATAATTGCCTTGTAGCATCTATGTTACTATTTAGCTTGGCTTAATCTCAGAGAAATAAACGTTTTTAATGGAACCATATGGATAAAATATGGGCAACATAAATCGTGCAGTTTCAGTTAATCCGGTTATGACCGGCACCTGTTCAAAATCTTGTAGTAGTCCACCAAGTGGTCGATCTGTATCATACACACCAGCACTTTCCACAGTCCAGGTCCACGTCCAGACTCGTTGTATGCCTGAATAAAAATCACCAAATTCCAATTGGTCGAGTCCCACATCAATTTGTGAAGGTGGTTGTATGTTCTGTGGCTGTGTTCTTAGTCCCATGCATTGTATAACTGTTTCCCAATTACGTTGTTGGTTACGATCAACAGCGTCGGCATCCTGTCCACGTATTACACCTGTGGCGGTAATGTCTATTAGACTGAACCCTTGGTATAGATGTATATTAGTGCTGGACATGATATACGTATTTAGTGGCCAACAAAAAAGGCAACATAAAGTTGCCTTTTTGTTAGTTTTAAAAAACTATTAAGCTAGTTTGAAACCGCCTGTGCTAACACATGCAACGCCTGGACCGCTATAAATGTTTGCTGCCAAGCCAATGTTACCAGCGGCTCCGCCATTTAAAGTTTGTAGACGAGTTTGAACAGCCGCTGTAGTTGTGCCGATAGCTTCAACTAAAACGCTGATCTGTGTAGTATCAACTTGATACATAACGATTGTAGAATCGATAGCGATTGAACGTAGAATTGCTTCTACTGGACCGCCTGTACCGCCCTCAGTTGCTGAGAAAGTACCGAAACCAGTAATCTTTAGTGCTGTTGGGTTCTTTGTTAAACCTGTAGCGATAATAGTAGCTAATGTACCATCATATCTTGCATCAACGTTGTTAACGCCTGTTGCATCACCTGCATAACGTGTTTGGATTGCCATTTTTAAATCTCCTTAATATATGTGCATCTCTGCATACAGTTATTTATACAAACTGGAGGAAAATGGTGTGTTATTACTCTTTAGCGAACAAAGCCGCACTAAATGTTCCGCGGTTTACTAGTTTTACTAGGCCAGTTGGGGTATTGAATACAAAGCCCTCACCAGCGGGTTTGCCGTTAACTGATTGCTCAATTCCTTGCACTTGTTTTTCTAACTGATCTGCTAGATTAACTTTAAGAGCGTACAAACTGTTCCATATAGTAAATAGGGCATTTAGTCCTTTTTGCTCACGTACCAAGTATCCGTCTTGTCCTTCGGTCCCAACTAAGAAGTTGAACTGTTTGGCACTAACGTTCTTTTGCAACCACGGGCCTAGTTCTTCTGCGGTTTGTCCTGTGATTTTTTTGTTACAATACTTTTGCATTGCTTGACGAACAACACCAGGAAGT